AAAAAATAAACCTATCATAGTAAATTTTTATCTACGTTAGATGATATCACAACTTCTCCACCATCGTCATAAGCTTGAAAACCACTCAAAAATTTTGGTTTTGTAACTGGTTTTTTTATTTGTGTTGCAGGTGCTTTGCATGGAGGAAAAGTACCATCAGGACAAAGTTGTCTTCCATCGCCACCACCGTCTCTTGTAGTAACATTACCTGTTGTTTTTGTTCCTGTTGTTAACATTTCACCACCAAGAGCATCTATGTCTTTTTGGTCTTTTAAATTTTTTCTATTGTAAAGAGATCTTGAAATTTTATTAAAAGTATAACTTAAAGGGCCAATAGTTGGAACTTGAACAGGTCCTGATTTTACTGTTACTTGATTTGTTTGTACATTAGAATTACCACCTGTTCCTCCTCTTAAACTGAAATCAGGTTTTCCTGTCTTTCCTGCCATGCCCATATTTGCATCTCTTGCAGATACACCTGTACCAAAATCAGCTTTCGATGCATCAGCACCACCTTTAGCTTTTAAAATTTTAACTTTATTTTTGTTGTTTCGGGGCATTCTGTTTATCCTTTGCAATATTTAATTTTTCTTCTGCAATTCTGATTCTTTCTCCCGCTTGATCTTCTGAAGATTCTAATTTCATTTTATCAAAGTCTAATCTTTCTTCAAATTCCATTCCTTTTCTCTCTTGATCAACCATAGTTTCTTGAGCTTTTCTTTGTAAGTCCATTGCTCTTAGATCTAATTCTCTTTGTTTTAACGCAATAAGAGGATCTTGATTTTTCATTCCAGATTCTTCTTGTGCAAGCTGCATTGTTATCTCAGCTACTCTTTTTGCTACCATACTATCAAATAATATTTTGAATCCTTTTGGATCAGCCTGTGCCTGTTGTGCTAATTCAGGTGTGTTTTCAACCATATCACCTATTTCACCATGAGCTTGTAACGCAATGTGGTCAGATATATGTCCTTGCATTAAAGCATAAACCATTGGATTTATTTGAACCATTCTTGTAGCCATAAATGCTCTGTGAGCCATAATATGTGCTTGATGATCTTGTTCAGGGAACGCTTTTAACATTTGCATCTGTAATGCTTTAGCATTTTCGGTTGCTGGGTCTTCTGGAACCACAGGTGGTGTAGGTTTTAATAAAGCATCTATGTTTTTTGTACCTAAAGCTTCATAAACTCGTCTGTAAGCCTCTCTTAAGTTGTGCATTTGTGGATTTGATGCTGCAATTTTTAAATTTTCGTTTGCTAACGTCACTCTTTGTGACATTGAGAAGATATTTGGGTCTGCAACGGGTATTACATCAACTCTATCATCAAAATCTTGTAATTTTACGAACCTATCTGCATTTGTAACCGCATATGGGTACACAGGAGGTAAATAATCTGCAAAAACTTTTGATAAAAGTCTAAATTCTTGTCTCATTGCGTAGTAACAACGCTTATGAATAGCACTCATGACTCTCGAACCACGTTCTAAGAGAGCAATTGTAGTTCCAACAGCTCTATTTTGTGCATCTTCACCCATTTGCATGTCTGCAATTGATGCAAAACGCTGTCCTGCTTGTACTACAAAACCTAAAAGTTGGAATAAAGTGCCACTTGGCTCTTTAAAAGGTAAAATTTGAAACTGATCTTTGATATTTCCACCAGGTGCATCAACATCTCTGAACTCTCCAGGTTGAAAAGGTTGGTCATCATCTCTAATTCGTATACCTCTAGACTTAAATCCAGCAGGTAAGTTAGCTAAAGTCCCTGCATCTAACAATTGTCTTAATGCTTGAGTAGCAGATCTTGATAATCCACCAATCATATGTATTAAACCAAAACCATAGAAGCCTAAACCAGGTAAAAATTTGTAGTGAACAAAATATTCTTTTCTAGATTCTGTGTCATCGTCTTGATTATAGTTTCTGTAAATAGATAAAATTTTTCCTGATCCCTCATCAATAGAAACTATATACGGTTTTTTAACTTTTTTTTCTGAAGTTTCTGCTTCAAACTCTTCTAAATTACAATCAACATGCATCTCTAAAATATTATATTGATATTCTTTTTCTCCAGCAGGTTTAACCCCTTCAAGTTCATTTAGTTTATCTTGTATTGGACTTTTTTCAGGTTGTTTAGGAGTCAGTTCAACATCTCTGTAGAATCCTGCTTTTTGTTGTTTAAGAACATCATTCTCTGACATCTTAACTAAGTGAGTTATTCTCTCACAATCTTTTAAATCTGTAGCATAATATGGAACGATTAAATCTTCTGCTGGAACAAATTTAGCCACAGCTCTTTGTTTGATTTCATCATAATAAATTTTTTTAAATGCAGAACCTGCTAATGGTAAATAAAATAATAGTTGATCTGTGTCTGGTGTGTATTCTTCCATTTCTTCCATCAACATATAGTTCATAAAATTTTGAACTCTTTCAGCTTGTTGAGTTACTTCTGGAGTATCAGATCCGATAATAGATGTTCTAACAGGACCATCGCTTGGTAATAATTCTTTGTAAGCTTGTGCTTGAAATTGTGTGACAGCTTCTGATAAGAGCGGATGGGTAACACCACTTGCACCTTGAAACGGTCTAGTGTTATTAACATACTTGAAACCAAGTAAATCTAAACCTTGGGTGTAAGCTTGTTCCCAATCCCCTCTTGAAACTTTATCCCTTTTATAATCAGAAACAAGTTGTGATGACATACGACCAAGAACACGATCGTCCATCTCTTCAGCTAAGTTTCTGTAAAAATCTTCTTCGGGTTGTTGTTCTTCAGGAACTTGTTCCTCACCCTCAATCTCTACATCAACTTCACTTGACTCTACTTCTTCTTCAGGAAGTTCATTTGTTTTATCTACTTCAGCCATATTTAGGACATTTTAGTTGGTTTCAAATTTACTAATTTTCCACCTCTAGCTTTTACCATTTGTCCGCCTTTGCTTTTCATATCTAAATTGAAATAGTCAAAAGCATCACCTTTACCCATACCTGCTAAAGTATCGGTTGCTTTTATTCCAGGGCCACGTCCTGTGTTTAAACCTTTTGTTTTGTACACATTTACAGCTTTTTTAACTTTACCCATAAAAGTGTTTGGTTTTGCTTTTTTTGTTATGTAGTTTATTTTTGCTTTATCGCCACCCTCAGTCTTCAAGAATTCTTTCATCTCTCCAGCTTGACCTAAAGCTCTAGCACCAAGGGCACCTACAACTCCAGCCATAAGGGCTTTTTTTAGTTTTTTACTTGCCATGATAATTATCTCCTTTGTTATAACAGGATTATCTTATCATGCAAATATATTTACGACTAGCCCACCAGTCTGATAAGCCTTGAAAGGTTTTGTGGCCATTTCTGGGTTTACTTTTATAGCAAAAGCATCAAAATATAATCTAGTATCTCCATCAAACATTTTTACTACTTCTCCACCATATCTACTCTTGTAGTCATTTGCCTCTTCTAAAGTTTTAAAAGCACCAATATGTTGTGTTCCTGCTGTATCTGGATTCAACCCATAAACTTTTTTATCGTTTGAAACTTTGGTAACCACCTTAAAAGGTTTCATAGGATCAGATTTTGCTATTGGTATTGTTTTAACTTCTGATCCATATTGTTGTGCTATTTTTTTCATAGCATTCGGTAAGGTCGCCATTTTCTTAGGATCTGTATTTCCTTCTATTGGAACCTCTGAATCGTTTGCATTTTTTCTTACAACTCCTTGTCTTCCACCATAATTTTTAAATCCAGCTGTTCCAAATCTATTACCATAAAATTCTATATCACCAAGATACTTAGTTCTTTTTGCATGGTGTAATTGTTCAACAGGAGCAATTGCAACCCAATCGACTCCTTCATCAGCAGCAGTCTTGATAGCGTTCTTAATTGCGTGTGAACCATAATTCTCTTTTCCATACAAAGGTAAGAAAGGAATTCCTTCATTTGCATTTCGAGAACTTATATTCGATAAGTTCATAGAGTTAGCTCTTAGTTCTCTAAAATCACTATTCAATTTTGTAAATCTTTGCATATCCTCTGGTGTGGCTCTAATACCTTTGTTTGATATGTCTTTCATTTCGTTTATAATTTTTTCTAATTTTCTATTAGCAGAAAAAAATTCAATCTCTGTTCCAAATGCATTAATAACATTTTCTCTTTTAGGATCTGCTTTTCTAAGTGCTTGATGGTAGTCTGATTGAATTTCATCAATCATCATAACTTTTTGATTTTGGTTTGTACCGCCCGTTCTTATCGAGCCTCGCATATGGTAAATTTGATTTGGAATAGCTTTTGTTGCACCGTAATCTGATGTGTAATGTTTTTGAAATTTACTGCCTAATTCTTGACCCATCGGTAAAGGTTTTGGGTAATAAACAACATGTTCAAAATATTTGTCACCACCTTTTATTCTATACTCATCATAGTTTCCATATTTAGGTAACATCTGTTGAGTTTTCATAAGTTGTAATCTTCTACCTAAATCAGTATCAATTCTTTTAAACTTATCTAAAAAAGCCAATGTGTCATCACCTGTAGTGACACCTGCATTTCTTGCTTTATCGAACAAAGCTTTTAAATCATCAACATCTTGTCCAAATACGTTATTAGCATCAAAACTATCATAGTCTGATGTTTCTGCACTTCTGTAGTGATTATTTAAACGACCTGTTTTTCTTCTTAAATTTTTTGCAACACCATTTCCCAATGTAACTAACTCAGCAAACTTTTGAGATTCATCCCCTGGTAGATTAGCAGACATCTGTACAGCTTTATCTCTAATTTTATTAATATGATTAATTGCTTCGCCTGCAACATCTTCTGCTTCATCAACTATTTTAGTATCAGTTGTAAGTTTTCTTACTTTCAAATTATTTACAGGAGCCTTTTCAACAATGTAAAGTAAATCCATTTTTGTAAGAGGTATCTTTTTTTCTGCAGCTACTTTTAAAAAACCACCTATTACTTTACCATCTTTATCAAACTGAACTAAGTTTGAATCCCACAATTCATCTTTTTTTACTGCTTGGTTAATATTTTTAAATTCAGGATTACCTGTCTTGAAAGAACCTGGACCTGTAGATTTAAAATCTTTAATCCATTCATCTGGCTTTCTTGCACCTGCAATCGGGTGTCGTGCAATGTAATCCCAAAGTGATGATCCTATTCTTTTTGTTTTACCACCTCTTGATAAAGGATTAGCGTAAGCAATTTTTTTCAATTCGTTTGATCTAGCAATAGCAATCTGTCTGATTTCGTCTTGAGGTTTTGTTTGTGCAACTGTAAGAGCTTTACCTCTTTCTATTTTAGTTGGAGCTATCTCTAGAACTTCATCCACTTTATCAGGAGCACTGGTTCGTGAAGCGGGGGGCTTGGGTAATTTGATACTCGCAATTTTTTGAATGACTCTTCCGATAGGGTTCCTTAGAGCAAAGGCTCCCGCACCAGCAACCGCGATCCCAGCTAAACCTCTAGCCATGCTAGGATCATAAGGTTCTGTATAATCTGATTTGTTTCTTGGAACTGACGAGGTTGGTTGATCCTCGATTGATTCCATATCAATGAGTTCTTTTAAACCAGCCATTATAATAAATCTTTAATGTATTCTTCGCCTTTAAGTATTTCTACTTCACCACCAACATTCATCTTTGCAGTTTCTTGCTTTGTAGCTTTTTGATATAAAGTTTTAATTGGTTTTTTACTAATCATGTCTTCAGGTTTAGTTTCATTAGACTTATTTCTTGCTTTATCAAAAGCCTTTGATCCAAGTGCTCCTAATGCAAGAACACCTAATACTGCTTTTAATGGTTTTAATTTTTTTGTAGGATCTTTAGGATTCATATCCTGTTCTTTTGGTTCTTCAACCTCTTTCATAGACTCTAAATCTTCTTTTTTAATTTTACCCATAATATTTGTACTCCTTTGGAACTTTATATAATTCTTCTTCATAGTCACTTACCATTTCTATGAAGTTACCTTGACGGTATCTTAACACGGCTTGTGTGGTACTGTCGACATAGTCATCGTTTGCTCCATGAGGAAATGCAGCACATTCTTCAATTACTTCCTCTGCATATTTTTCTCCCTCTGGATAATAAATCTGACCCCCTTCAAAAACAGGAGCACAAGCATTCACCCTTGAATGTTTATCTTTTCCTCTAGATGGTACAAATGGAATGACAGGTATACCCATTCTTCTAAACTCTTGCATTAATGGTTCTCCTGTAGCTTTAGCTTCGATTATTACACTCTCAGGTTCCCAATATTTAAATTGATCCATTGCAACTGCTTTAAGTTCTGGAAAATCAAATTTGCCCTTAAGAGCATCAAGTAAAATCATTGCAGGCTTACCGTCTTCTTGTGGAAAGAAAACTCCCCAAGTTGTAATAGCAGAATAGTCAGCTGTTTCTTTTGCGCTGAATGCAGTATCATATGATTGTATTACATGTTGTAGTTTTGGAATTCTTTCATGTTCCCACACTTGCCACCATTCTCTTTTGAGAATAGCTCCTTCTTCTGATGTAGGGTTCTGCATATATTGAGCAGACCAGTTTCGAATAGGTAATGATGCTTTTACTTTTTCTAATTCTTCTAATTCCCAATACTCAGGCCAAACTGGGTTCCCTGA